GGTGCTGAAGACACAAGACGTTCGCGTCGCTCACGAAACCGCCGTCGAAACCGGGTCGGACCGCGACGGTATCTGATCTCCCTGCCCCCACCAATTCGCAGTTGCCAGTGGGGGTTTTACCCCCCGGGAGGAAACCCGGGGGCTTTTTATAGTAAATGGTATGTTCCCACAAATTCCGAAATCGCACGTGATCAGTCTCGACTATGAGACTACCGGTCTTGATTTCTGGGCCGAGGATTTTCGTATCGTCGGAGTGGCGGTAGCTGATGAAGATGGACTGAACGCATGGTACTGGGACACGCTCGAGACTCCGAGAGTCGTTGACTGGCTGCGCGATACTCTCCCAGGTCGACGCGTGGTCGCCCAGAACGCCCAGTATGAATATCAGTGTACGCGCATGCTTGGCATCGATCCGAGATCCATTGACTGGTATTGCACGATGGTAAACGCGTGCCTCATCGATGAACACCAGTTGTCTTACGATCTGGCATCGATCGCCAGATTCAACGGAATCGAGTCGAGGAAACACGAAATTCTCGAGAGTATACGTGGTCAGATGGGCTACGCATCCGCAGCGGAGGTACTCCGGAGGTTCTCCGAGATCCCGGCAGCTATAGTGGCCCCATACGGCATCTCAGACGCTTCCGACGCCATCCATATCTATCATCGACAGATCAAGTCGATCGATGCTCAACAGCTATGGACCGTGTCCAAGCTTGAGATGGACTTGTTGCCAGTGCTGGCCGACATGTCTTGGGGCGGAGTCAGGGTAGATCTTGAAGCCGCGCATAATGCGATCCCGAAGCTCGATGACGCTGAGATACGACTCCAGCAGGAAATCGACAAAATCGTCGGAAAGTCATTCAACGTCAATTCGACTCCGCAGATCCGTGATTTCTTCAAGCCAGAACCCATCAACAAGTTTCAGTGGAGATTGATCGATGGTACGCTCGTTGGTCCGACAAAAGGCGGCAAAGGCCCCTCGCTCGATCAAAATGCAATGCGGGAAATTAAACATCCGCTGGCCGAGAAGATACTGGCTCTTCGTAAGACCATCAAACTTCGAGACACATTCATCCGAGGTCACGTTATCGGTAGTGCTGATGGGGACGGCTACGTTCACACGACGTTCAACCAAACTCGCAATGACCAAGATGCTGGAACTGTCACCGGCCGACTTTCGTCAACGGATCCTGCGCTCCAGCAGATCACGAAACGCGACAAAGAAAACGCCGCAATTCTGAGGGCCATGTTTTTACCTGACGCTGACCAGAAATGGTTGTGTTGTGACTATAGTCAGGTGGACTTTCGGTGCGGTGCGCACCTACAGAATGATCCGATGGTAATTGCTGCATATGAGCAGAACCCGGCGCTTGATTACCATCAGGTCGTGTCGGACATGACCGGCATTCCTCGCAATCCGCCGTACGCTGGTGCGCCGAACACGAAGCAGATCAATCTCGGGCTGTCATTCGGCGCCGGCACCGGAAAACTTGCTTTCATGATGCACATGCCCTACGAGATCCGGGAGTACAGGGGCAAGATGCAGTATGTGGCGGGTCCGGAGGCCACGCAGATTTTCGAGCTTTACCACCAGAAGTTGCCTGCCGTAAAGCAGTTCATGAAGAAGGCCGAGAATGTCGCCAAAGAGACGCACTATGTCAAAACTGCCACGGGTCGTCGTCTTCGTTTTCCTCGTGGTATCGGTGCCCACAAAGCGGCAGGGCTTCTTTATCAGGCTTATGCGGCGGATCTTCACAAGTACGGCTTGATCATGGTCGATCGTGTGATTCGTGAGGAGAAATTACCGGCTCGACTGATGATGTCTTGTCATGACGAGATCGGCGTATCATCAAATGAAACCGACGCGTTGCGTAAGACCATCGTGAATCGATATACTGATTTCAGTTCGGACACCTCGCCCATCAAGATGCGGGTGCCGATCACTGCGTCAGGCGATTTTGGTGATAACTGGTACGAGGCATCGAAATGAAAACCATGGAATATGTCGGTAAAATTCGTGAACTACGTGGTCAAATAGCCATGGTTCGACCGGCTTCACAAACCGACTTTCCACTCCATAACGTCCGATTGAGCGGGATCGTGATGGCCCAGTTCAACGTCCGAATGACGTACAATGAACGACCCATGCATCTTGGATGGCATCCATTCTCTGTCCGAGATTTCTTTGAGATCAAGAATGGCAAACAAGTGTTCTAAGGAGTTACCATGGTATTCTGCGACATGATCATCGATCTGCAATTCGGTTCGACCGGCAAAGGTCTGATCGCCGGCCATCTGGCCAAGCACGCTGACTACGACACCGCCATTTGCGCGTTTTCGACAAACGCCGGCCACACATACATCGACAAGTCACGTGCGATCCACGTCATGACCCAACAATTGCCGACCGCGATTACGAGTCCGAGCGTGAAGAATATCCTGATCGGACCAGGTGCGGCCATCCATGCCGACACGCTCGGCGCTGAAATCGACCGATATTGGCCGATGGTGGAGAACAAGCAGATTCTGATCCATCCGAATGCAGCTGTTGTCGAGGACTATCACGCCGAATTCGAGACGAAGGACGGCCGCACCAAGATGGGATCCACCGCAAAGGGTGTCGGTGAAGCTTATATCGAACGGATCCGCCGCAATCCCGGAAACCCCAATACTGTCGCCCATCGCTGGGGTCCGAGGCACCCTCTCCATCAATTCATCACGACTGATCGGCGATATCGTGAGGTGCTTTCATCCGCGAAGCGGGTTCTGATCGAAGGTGCTCAAGGGTTCTCGCTTTCGATGTACCATGGCTTCTATCCTTACACGACGTCCAGAGATGTGACGCCGATGCAGATCGCCGCCGATTGTGGAATTCCAGCTGCGTGGATGACCCACATGAACGTCATCGGTACGTTGCGCACGATGCCCATTCGTGTAAACAACCGAGACGGGTCCTCTGGCCCCGGTTACGACGATCAAGTCGAACTCACCTGGGACAAAGTGGGGATCGAGCCCGAACTGACCACGGTGACCAAGCTGCCGCGCCGAATCTTCGGATTCAGCCAGCAGCAATTGGAGCATGCGGTGTTTCATTGCAGCATGTCCACCAGGATGCCCGTGTTTCTGAACTTCGCCAATTACATCAAAGATGGTGATGAGTTGTCCAGGCTGATCGCCGAAATCGAAGCACCGCGATCGAGGATGTTGAATCCACCGCTCGTGACTTGGATCGGCTATGGTCCAGATGACGCCGACATCGAGGGCATCCATGGACATCGATTCTTTGGCCGCTGAAATTCGCGAATGGGCGGATACCGTTTTTCCGGATCGAACCGATGCGAGCATGTGGCTTAAAATCTACAGCGAAGCAGCGGAGACGATCCGGTCAAACGGCGATCCGCTCGAGGTGGCGGATTTGTTCATTCTGCTGCTCGACTACGCGAATCGCAAAGGTATCAATTTAACCGACGCCATCAAAAAGAAGATGGTGATCAATAGGAGCCGTACATGGCGGATCGACCGAATGGGAACAATGAGTCACTTGAAGTGACACAATTCCGAGCATATCCGGACCTGGACATGGGGATGGAGATCATCATCCGCTGCCAAGAAGTGAAACGTTGGCATATGGTCGATGTGGTCCCACCCCAGACCGTGGCCGCTCATTCCGCAGCTGTCGCGCTGCTGGCCGCGTATATCGCCTATACCTGTCCGGGCATGTACTTCGGTTCGTCGGTGGAGGTCGCTTTTCAAGGACTGATCCACGACCTCGCTGAGAGTATGACGGGAGACATACCGAGTCATACGAAACAGGCACTCGGATCGGACATCAAATCCCTTGAGGACAAGCTAACCCCGAATTGGCTGCGTCCAACCCAAGATTCGAAGATCAAGTGTCTCATCAAGCTGTGTGATCTTGCTGAGGCGGTTCGATATGTGAAAACACATGGCGTTACTCGGGTGGCCGATTGGGCGGCTGAGGGGTTACGAGCACGCGTGAACGCCCAGCTAAACGACATGGAGGAAGAATTCCCAGACGTTGTATGTCTCCATGTACGCAAACAATTGACGGATTACATGGACGTACGATGAACAAACGGGAACTGGAGTTCCGCAGGGATCTCCTAGACCAGATGTCCGGCCTGTGGTATCCTACGATCCACGTAGAGAACCACCTGTCGCCGGGAGTACCGGATTTGTCTTTTGTGCTAAACGCCAAAGGATTTGAGACGGGGTGGGTGGAATTGAAAGCAGTTTTGAAACCGTCGGATGTCTTCGTCGAGGCGTCGCAATTTCGGTGGTTTCAAAAACACCATGCTTTTATTCCGACTTGCTTCTTGATCGAAGTAAACAAGATGGTCTTCGTTGTCCCAGGCGCGAGATACGACCAATTACTATCGGTCACAAAAGACAAGTTGGAGTCCAATTCCATCGGCTGGTTTTCTAGGGAAGGATTAGCGTACAAACTCAGGCCAATTCTCGCTACGATGACGCGAGTGAATCGATCATTGTAGCGGGTCTTAATTCATAGGATAGCCATGCGAGATTACAAAAACACGAAACCAGCTGTCATGATCAAGACGGCACTGGATGTGTTACATGAGCCGGGAGAAGTTTTCGAAATCAGAGTCCCGAAAACGAGAATCGGGACTCTGAGTGGATATTTCAACGATACTGGTGCGGCGGCGTTGTTTATCGCCAGAGAGAATGGCAAACACAAGGCCATCTATACGACCGTAAACCCGGTAAAATCGTCGCTCATAGCACGATCAGAAAACAAGCTCCGGATTTTGCCAATCACTGAGCCGACGACATCTGACGCTGAAATCGAACGTCGGCGTTGGTTCTTGCTGGATTTTGATCCAATACGGCCAGCCGGTATCTCGTCGACTGACGCGGAACTCGAAGCGTCGAAGCAATGTGCTGAAGCCACGATGGAGTGGTTGTCTAGCATAGGGTGGCCGGAACCCGTGCAAGCATGTAGCGGCAACGGCTGGCACTTGATGTATAGAGTCGATATTCCGAACGACGATGGTGGGAGAATAGACGTCGAATACGCGACTAAGATGATCGCGTCAATCTTTTCTTCGACAACGGTTTCGGTTGATATCACGGTTTTCAACGCCGCGCGCGTTTGGAAAGTCTATGGAACAATGACCGGCAAAGGGTCATCGACCGAAGATAGGCCGCACCGAATCGCTCACCTGATTAAAGTACCAGCTGAGATACAGCTGTTGACCAGGGAGCAAATCGAAAACGTCGCTCGTCCTCTGCGCGACGCGAAATCGGACGAATTCAAAAATATGGCCGGTGAATTCATCGGCGATATGGTAAAATGGCTGGCCGACCGTGGCGTTACGGTTACGAACGGCCCACGCCCATTATTCGGTAATGAAGGGCAAAAATGGGAAATCAGTCACTGTCCCTTCAATCATCAGCACAAGAATCCGATTGTCGGGCTCGTTAACAATCGGCCCGTATACCGGTGCTTACATAATTCTTGTTCGGCGTTTCGTTGGAAAGAATTCAGGGAAAAGATCGATCCGACATACAAAGATCCTGAGGTCGTCTATGCGCGACTGAAGGCATGGTGCGAGAGCGATGCTGCCGAGATCGATCAAGAATTGATCCAAGCCGCTGCCGCTCTGGGCCGCAAAGTCGATAATACGATCAAGAATCTACGTAAAGAAGTCGCCAGACCCAGGGTAATCTTACTCGAAGGATTCTTGAAAGAAGAACGTAAACGTTTTCAGAGAGAAACGATTGGTGAGAACAACGAAAAAGGCAATATCGTCGGGTTGATCAATCGAACTCGAGCGTACCAGGCAGAAGGTATTGTGCCCATGTACTGGATCGCGGACTACGACCATCGGATCCGTACCGGTCCGGTTGGAGATATTGAATGCGCGAAAGGCTGTGAATCCGATGAAATAGCGCTGATGATCAAATTCCATAGTGCTGGTGACTCGTGGGTAAAACAAACGCACGCTGGACAGGTCATCAAACATCTAGCCGAAGAATATCGCGTGAACCCGCTACGGAATTGGTTCAAGCAGAAGAGATGGGACGGAACCAAACGACTCGATACTTGGTTGCCACATTATATGGGGACCAAAGACGACGAGTACACCCGAGCCATTGGCCGTAAATGGATGATCTCTGCTGTCGCTCGGGGGATGGACCCTGGATGTCAAGCTGATCATATGTTGATCTTCGAAGGCAAGCAAGGCGTTGGCAAATCCAGGGCTGCGCGAATCATCGGTGGACAGTTTTATACCGAGTACTCTGGTAATGTCCGAGGACATAGCGCACAAAAAGACATGGTCGCCGTGGTCGTCGGTAAACTGATCGTTGAGATGTCAGAATTGGCCACGATGCGGAAGGCCGACATCGAATCTCTGAAAGCGATTTTAACGACATGTGTGGATGATGTACGACTGAGTTACGAGCGAGACGCCAAAGCGTACCCTAGAACGTGTGTGTTCCTTGGAACGACAAACGAGGTGAATGGAGCTTATATCGCCGATCCGACCGGGGCTCGTCGATTCTGGCCTACCGTGGTTGGTATTGAAGGAAAGGTGCGTAACGATTTATTGGCCGCTGATGTGGATCAATTGTGGGCAGAAGCAGTTGAAGCCTATGAGAGCGGTGAAGACTGGTATACCGTGCCCATGGACAAGGTTCTAGCTGAGCAGGCCGACAGACAGGTATTGCTCGAAGATTCCGATCCCTGGTATATGAAGATCAGAAACGCTTTGACGGATCCCGATTCGTACGGTGAGATATTTCATGTACGCGACGAATACGCCAACGGCACGATCACTGGGCAAAAGATCGTTCGTGCTGGTCAATACCACATCATTTTGGGGGCTGTGCTGGGAATCGACACCGGACGACAGACGTCGTTTGATGTGTCAAGAGTCCGCAGTATTCTATCCCATATCGGATTCAGAAAGATTCGTCCGTCTAAAGGGTGGTATGGCATGGCGTACGCCTACGACCTCGTAAGAGAGTCTCAACCACATCTATGGCCGGCGATCATGCAAGCCTGTGAATCGGCCAAGTTCCCAAAACCGAAATCATCGAAGGAGCAGTCATATGAGTGATCTAAAAGACACTTTACAACAACGTGGTAATCGATATGGTCCGTTCACCGGGCACGCGTCTATCACGCAGACACTCAAGGATTCGATGCGTGGCACGGACAATTGGCAACATCTGGCAGACGATCAAAAAGAAGCACTTGAAATGATCGCCCATAAAATCGGGCGCATACTCAACGGTGATCCGAATTACGACGATTCTTGGATCGACATTGCCGGTTATGCGACTCTGGTGGCCAACCGCTTGAAAGGAGAACAATGAACCGAGAAGACCTAGAACGCTTCGCCACCATCGTCGCCGCAGCCCAACGCGAAAAAGTCGCTGCTTGGATGATCCGGAATGGCTACGTTACCGGACATGGTGACACAATCGAAGATTTGCTGGACCACCTCGCTACGCAAATCACCAAGAAAGGAACCCCATGAAACCTAGCCATCTTGTCACGCCACGTACATTGGCTGACTGTACTTTCACTGTCGACTACAGTATTTCTCAGCCGCGTCAACATCGTATATCAATGAATACGGTCATCGTCACGGTCGCAATAGGAGTTACGACATGGATACTGATCAGATTATTGATGTAATCGTAGTAGTGCAATTGATGGGCATTGCCGTTCTGTTATTCTGGAGGTGGCGTTAAGACATGAAATGTCCACACTGCTCAGCATGGACAGTCGGAATAATCCGTGAAACTAGACAACGTCTGGGTTATGTTTATCGGAGGTATGAATGCGGAAATCTACACCGGTTCAGCACTCGAGAATTCCTTTGGGCTGCACCAATCAAGGGCGGAATCCGGAAGCCGCCGAAGCCTGCACCGAAATCGGTGCTGACGACTTCGACGACGCAGCCAGGTTCGTGATCTGGCACCTCATCATCGCCGTCATGATCGTTGGCGTTATCGCTGGGGTTGTGGCGCTGCTATAGCGTCGTAGGCCCGCTCGCAGGCAATGCCCGCAGCGCCTCGAGCGTCAGCTACGGCAGCAAGCTCTGCAGCCGCTTGCGCAACCCCTCTGAGCAAGTTGGTGAGCACCACTCCGGGGTCTGGGGCTGCCTGGCCTCCGAAGGAAGGGTCGGCACGGTCGCGGGTTGGATTGGCGCACTGGGCGGCGATGATTTCGGCACGGCGCTGCAGGCCGTCAGCA